AGTTAATTCTACCATAAATACTTGTATGGTAACGTATATAGGATATAGCACAGTAGGATCAACATATGGTAGTAAAACACTGACCGATATTGATATTGCTCGTCGAGACCTGCTGAATCATTTTTACACTCGCCGAGGCGAACGTGTACAAAATCCTACATTTGGAAGTATACTTCCGGATCTAGTATTTGAACCTCTTGATGCACAGACAGAAAGATTAGCAAATGATGATGTAGATGCAATAGTAAACAATGATCCACGATGGAAACCATTGGAAACACTATTATCAAAACCCACTGAACACAGTTTAGAGATAAAGGTTAGATTAGAATACATAGACACAGGAACAGCAGAAGAACTGTTTCTTAACTTTACAGGTGAAGAATAATGGCACAAGGCGCACGTCAGAGTAGTTTATTTGCCGCAGAAGACTTTAGTGTAGCATACGAAAGTTTTAGCGAAGCGAATTTTCAAGCATATGATTTTGAAACCATTCGTAATACGATGGTCGATTATATTAGCACAAACTATCCAGAAAACTTTAATGACTATATTAATAGTAGTGAATTTATAGCAATAGTTGAACTTATAGCTTTCTTAGGGCATAACTTAGCTTTTAGAGCTGATTTAGCCAGCAGAGAAAACTATCTAAGTACAGCAGAACGTAGAGAAAGCGCCTTGCGTATTGCTGAATTTTTAGGATATAAACCTACTAGAAATGTTGTGGCTAATGGATATTTAAAAATTGACAGTGTAAAAACTGACGAAGAAGTGTTTGATTCTAGTGGTAACAGTTTAGCAAATGCCACTATACAATTTGAAGACGTAACTGATGCCAACAGCTATCAAAATTTTATAAATGTTATGAACAGTATATTTCAATCTAGTAGTCAGTTTGGTTCTCCGTTTAGTAGTATTACTTTTGGTGGAACTAAAAACGAAATATATAGAACCAACAGTGTATCCAATACAGCTGAAAGAAACTTTTCAAATTTAATTAATAATGCAAGTTCTAGTTTTAGTTTTTACAATCCAGAAATTAATAGCACATCACAAACTATAAATGAAGCGGCACCTGATCCTTATAAAGTAGTTGATTTTTTGTATAAAGATGACAATAGTGGATTTGGTTCACCAAACACAGGATTCTTTGTAGGTTTTAAGCAAGGTACACTAGCACACAAAGATTTTAGAATTGATCAAGGTTTACCTAACATAGTCTTAGACATTGATGCAGATAATGTTGCCAATGGCAATGTATGGGTACAAACAATAGACGAAATAGGACAAATTCAAAAGAATTGGACACAAGTTGATACACTATTTGGTAATGGTACAATATTTAATGCAAAGAGCAATAACATAAGAGATATCTTTAGTATTGCTAGTAGGCAAGATGATCAAATTAGTGTTGTATTTGCAGACGGAAATTTTGGAAATATTCCGCGTGGTATTATCAGAGTTTGGTACAGAACAGGACTTAATCAAACATATAGTTTAACACCTGATGCTTTTAATAATACAAGTTTTACGATGAGCTACTTGGGCGCCAACGGAAACACATACAACGCAATTTTTAATGCAAGTTTAAAAACAAATGTTACAAATGCAAGTGTTAGAGAAAGTGTTGCTAGTATTAAAGCAAACGCTCCTAGATTCTTTGCCACACAAGATAGAATGATAACAGCAGAAGATTATAGCATTTTTCCTATAACAGTCAGTGAGAACATTAGAAAAATTAAAAGTATCAACAGAGTACATAGCGGGCATAGTAGATTCCGTGACATATATGATCCAACAGCAACTTACGCAGATGCAACACAATATACAGATGACGCTTACTTGTATGAAGATGATATTACAAGTAAAAGTGTAGTTAGTTTACCTAATAACTTAACAGGTGATGCAATTTATAACAAGTATATTAAACCATTGCTTGCTAATCCTGAAGTGAGTAACTTTTACTATAATAGACATGGATATAGTTCAACCACACACAATGCAAATACAGATTTCTCAGATACTACAAGCGGTATAACATATTTAGGCACATCTGATACTAATGTATTTCGTTGGACACAAGTAACCAAAGCTGCAAACGGATGTAGTGGTTACTTTACATATAATTCGAATGTACAGAGAGTTGGGGATACTTCTGCTAATAGTTTAGCAAAAGCAAACCTAAACGGATTAGTAGAATTTATTAGTAGTCCTTATAAAGAAGGTTATATCAGTTTGGCAACAGTAACAGCTGGTGGTAGTGGATATACTAGTACACCAAGTGTTGTAATCACAGGTAAAGGAACAGGTGCAACTGCAACTGCAATAATAGCAAATGGTGCAGTTACTAATGTTTCGATTATTGATAGTGGTAGCGGATATGATCAAGCTACGAATATTACAGTTACTGGCGGTGGAGGCACAGGAGCAACAATAAAGCCTACTATTATTGATTCAGATATACAGTGGGTCAAAGTTGATAGGCTTTACAAAGGCGGACTCGGTGACGACAATAGTGCAGGTACTCCAACTGGCATTGATAATACTGGCAAAGGAGCAGTAGTACTAAATGGCATTATTCCCAATGGTGCTAGAGTTAAACGAATTGTTCCAAGATTAAGCACAGACTTAACAGCTACAACTAAACAAAATGTTATTAATAAAATTAACAGTAGAAACAGTTTTGCATTAAGATATAATGCTCAGAATCAGCAGTGGATAATTATTGATAGTTCAAACTTACCAGCTAGTAGTGCTGAATTAAACGATCCAAGCAAATGGAGTAGACAATTTGAAGGTGATGGATCCAGCACAGGTATTGACAATAGCTGGGTAATGCGTTTTAATTACAGTGCGGTAGAATGGGAGATGCTGGTTAGAAAAACACGTCTTGTTTTAGGTAGTCCTGCTAAACTGAAGTTTACAAACTTAAACTTTAATAGTTCTTTTAGTAGCGAAACGCAAAAACCTCTCAGAGATAATATTAAGATATTAAAAATTAATCCTACAAGTAAAACAGATCCAACACCAATGGGCAAAGACTATAAGTTTAATGCGTTTGGAACATTTACATATCAAGACGGATATACTGATCCTCTTAATATTAGAGTTAGTTTAGCTGACCCAGACAACGACGGATATCCAAATGATCCAGAAGCATTTAATAAAATACTAGCAGGTCAAACTATAAACTTAGGAACAACTACTGTTGATGGTTTTGATTATACTATAGTAGATAATTCTAACGGAACAAGACAAGTAAATGGAGTTAGCGATCTACATATGCAGTATAATAGAATAGCTGATATCAATCAAGTTATCGATCCAAGTACCACAAACATTATTGACACTTATGTATTGTTAAACAGTTACGATAGTGAATTTAGAGCTTGGGCACTTTATGATGGAAGAATCGAAACAAGACCTAATCAGCCTACTATAAGTGAACTTACAGACTTGTTTGTTAAGTTAAACAATAAGAAGAGTATTAGTGATCAGGTTATATATAGACCTGTAAAATATAAAATACTGTTTGGAGATTTAGCGAGTAGTGATTTACAGGCTAGATTTCATGTTACTAAAACTGTAAACAGTACACTAAGCGATACAGAAATTAAACAAAAAGTTATTAATTTAATTAGCAATTATTTTAATATTGATAATTGGGACTTTGGTGAAGAATTTTACTTTACTGAAATGTCAGCATTTATACACAATAATATGATTGGTGAGATAAGTCAAATAACAATTAGTCCACCCGGTGGACAGACAAATAGTACTGAATTATTTGAGATAACTAGTGATAGTGACGAACTATTCTTACCAGTACTATCTAGCAATAATGTTATTGTTACTACAACATCATCTGGTAACAGTACAACAATTTCACAAAACACCGGTATTAATATAAGTGTAAGTGGCGGCACCGGAGGCGGTGGAAGTGGTGGTAGCGGAGGAGGCTATTAATGAGTGAACGTCAACCAAAACCAATAATAGCACCATTAGTTACTAAACCCGGTGAATCACTTGAAAATACAGGTTCTAAAGAAATAACAACATTACTTCCTAGTATTTTACAAACACAAGTCAATAAACAGTTCTTAGATAGCACACTCGAACAAGTGATGTCAACCGGTAGTTTACAATCTGTTAAAAGTTATATAGGTTCGCAAGAAGGATCTAGAGATATAACAGACAACTATGTGTTAGATGGCAGAAGCAACGATCCCTATCAGTTTAGCCCAGGAATAATTAATAGAAATGATGATAAATCTATTATTGGAGCATTGCCATATGATGATCTTATAAAAACCCTCAAGTATAACGAAAGTGACACTAATAACCATAATAGGTTGTTAAATGAATATGGATATACAATGGACTTGCCTATTAACTATGATATGTTTATAAACTATCACAAGTATTACTGGGTTCTAGACGTACTACCACCAAGTCCTTTACAGTATACAAGTCTTTTTGATATTGACACTATTATAGGGCAGATACAGTATACTACGCCAACACAAAAGAACGGAAGAGCATTAACGTTTGAAAATGGCATGCGTGTTAAATTTGCACCACATACTGTTGATAGATTCACACAAACTGTTGTTGGTAATACAACATTTACTGCTACAGTTAACGGTGGACATGAATTTATTTTTAAAAATAACCAACCTGTACTTACAAGTGATTATACTTTTGTGCAAGCAACCGGTGTATTAACAATGAACACTGCACCGGCAGTGAACGACGAAATAGAAATACACACAAATTATGCAAGTAGTTCAGCAAATGAATACTTCAATGACGCAATTTATATTGTAGATGGAGTTGGATCTAAAAATGGTATTAAGTTAACTACACAATTTGAACCAGGTCAATATGAAGGGCAACAAGGCAAACGAGTATGGTTTAACATAACAACTTACAGTAGTCAAGAGGCAGCAGAGTTTGATAGTGATAAGTTTGCATTTGATTTTAAACCCTATGATCTCAGAGAACATAGAATGACTACTAGAGATTATCTAGTTGAAGAAAGATTTAGCATAGACCAAAGTGCATGGGCACGTTCTAATCTTTGGGTACACGAGCAAACTATTGCTAATAGCTTAATATATGACGGCTATGCAAATGTCAGAGATGATCTTTATGCAATAGATAGATATAGAGCAGTAAGACCTATTATTGAATATAAAGCAAATATTGAGAAATATAATTTTGGTTCAAAGCAGATTACAAGTGTAGATCATGCATTAGAATCTAGTGAAGATCCAGCAACTACTATTGTAGGCAAAACAAGTTACGATGTTACTATTAGTGGAATTACAGAAATTTGGAATACTATGCGAGGTGCAACAAGAGGTGATAGAGTAAAAATAAATTCAGGTCCTACTTCTAATTTTACTACCACCTATTGGGAGTGTATACAAAACCACGGAGATCCTAAAAATCCTGTGGATGCAGCTAATAGAAACATATGGCAACAGATTACTCCAGTAGAATTAGAAAATGGCGACAGAATTATTTTCCTCGGAAGTGCTAACAGTGCTTATAAAAACAAAATATTCCAAGTAAGCGGAGTAGGAACTAGTATTGTACTTACTGTAGAATATAATAGTGACGGATCAGGCGGAGCAACTGCTCTAAATAATAACGACAAAATTGTTATTCTAAACGGATTTAACACTTATGAGTTTAGCGGTTTCGATAGTGACGGTAAAGGAAACTTTGAAGCTCCGCTAAGTGGAGCAGAATTGTATTGGCTACATGATCAATGGTTATATGGTCAACAGAAGCCACATAGAAGTGCAGGAATATTACAACAGCTATATGATCCAGAACTTGTATGGTTACAAGATTCTACTGCCTATCCTGTTAGCACATTTAACGGAGGTCATATCTTTAATTTTGCTTATAATGAAGATAATGTATATGATGATGCATTAGGATTTAATCCAGAGTATGTTGACTATGGAAATAATCCAGGATTAAACTTTAGTGTTGATTTGTTCCATAAGAGATTCAATTATACTTTCCAAAGCTCAGACTTTCAAAAAAATGTAGCTAGAGAAATTGAAGGATACTATTACTACAGAATGGCTGATACAGGAAGATACCATAACGGCTGGACACTTACAAAAGGACAACCAGTAAAAAGAATTATACAACATACTGTTACAGACGCAACGGTTCCAATTAAATTTAATGTAGGACACAATAACTTCGACACTGATAAACTGTATAATTTTTCTAAAGAACACCAAAGTCTTTTGATAGTACACAGTATGGGCGAAGACTGGGTTACTAACAGTAGACCGAATCGTTTAAGTGGCAAACTACCTAACTTATTTTTAAATACTGGCACCGCTTATACTATTAGAACTCAATTCCCTCAGGCTGAAATCGAGTTTGTTAAAATTGATGGCACTGCATTTACCAGTGGAATTACCAGAAGTGCTGGTAGTAACGACGTTTTTACATTAACAATAGGAACCCCAGCTTTTACTAGTTTTAAATATAGACTAGCAGCAGATCCAACAAATTTTGGTGTTGTATTTCTAAAAACTGCTACAAAAGATGAAAATATTCGTATTACTAAAAATGGAATAGAAATAACAAACTACACACTATCTGGAAACATAGTAACAGTTAGTAGTGGTTTAAAGAAAGACGATATTTACGAATTAGAATGCTTTACTGATGCAAGATACAGTGATGATGTAGAAGGCTATCAAAAAGTTGCAGACACACATTTAGATAATCCACAGAATCTAACTTTTGGTAAAGTTAGTTTTGGAGATTTACTTGGTCATATAAGATCACAGATGATATCAAATCCTTTATTTGAAAATGATTGGTTTGGAACAAACAACTGGAGAAATATTGTACATGATCACACACATGGTGGTACAATAAAGCAACAGGCTTTTTCTACAGAACTAATAAGTCAACTGTATACAGAAAATGATACTGATATCGTTAGTAGTTTGCAATATAGTAGTAATTCATACAAAGAGTTTAAAAAACTGTTCAAAAATAAAATTAAACAGTTACATCAATCAACAGACATGTCAGAGCCAGTATATAAACTGGTAGACAAAACATTAGAAGCACTAAATTTAGGTAAAAATAAAGACAGTGTTTTTGCAAGAAGTCAAGTAGCAATGTACAGAGACTATGAAAGTGAAAATTATAGTTGGGTGTTGAATCAAACACCTGTTTTTAATTTACCTTTTACAGTAAACAAATATGATGATACACAAAATCATATACAGGTATGGATACAAATACCCGATGCTGCTGGTGCCCATACATGGAGAGCATTAGTTAAAGATATTGAGTATACACTTAGTGATTATCAAGTTACTATTACACTAGGTGGAATTACATTTCCTAGCAGTGGTAAAAACAATATACACGTTAGATGGTATAGAAAAGATAGTGTTAGCTTTGTTCCTCCGAGTGCTTCAAAAGTAGGATTGATACAACCTTATACACCCGAACTTAGAAGCGATTACAGTAAAGATAGTACAGGTACAGCAACTGATAGTGTAATTATTGGACATGACGGAAGCATTCATGTACGCAATGGAACAGAATTATTTGATAGACAAGTAGCAGGCTTTGATCCAGTTGATGCCGGTCTTTGGGACTTAGAATTAAGAATGTTTAACAATCTAAGTGCTAGCTTAGAATTTATTTCAGATTCTAAAAGATACTGGCCAAATGCTAACAGACCAACACCTTATAGCTGGACAGAATTTCACAGTGCTATGAAAAGTGAATTTAATAAATGGAAAGTAGCTAACAGTGTTGTTAATTTAACTAGCGACACTTATTACAATGGTGCACTTGTGGATTATTATCGTAGTCATGATAAGTTTACTTGGAATTACAGTAGTGTTGCTCCCTACATAGGCGGCTGGAGAGGACTATATAGATACTTCTTTAATACTGATAAGCCACATATTACTCCTTGGGAGATGTTAGGGTATAACAAAAAACCAAGTTGGTGGGACGCAAACTATAGCTGGACAGATGCTACAAAGCGTTCAGCACTAATTACTGCACTAAAATACGGGTTGACAAGTGATCCTTCTTCAACAAAACCTTCCTACAGTTTAAGTTTGCATAATTTATCATATGATTGGGCAAACAATACTCTAGTAGATAACACAGGTGTACTAAATGATCCTGTTGCTGCAGGAGTTGTAACTAGTCCAACATTAGTAGAAAGACAAAAAAACTTTGTATATGGAGACTGGGGTCCAATTGAAGAACGTTGGCGCAGAACTAGTGAATTTAAATTTGCTCAAATGATTGCTTTGACTAGAGTCAGACCTTTAGTAGCAAGTAACCTATACTTTAAAACAGGAAGAAGGACAACCAAAAGCAAAATTTATTATGAAGAGCCGCAAGTAATTAATACTGATAGCAAAAAATTAACAAGCTGGAAAGATGTTGAGATTACTGATAGTAAAATAATTGGAAGCATTATTGAGTCTATTAGCATTAAAAATGCTGGTAGTGGATATACCAGTGCTCCAACTGTGGCGATATATGATAACTTTGGAATAAATGGAGAAGCTCAGGTACAAATAAGTAATGGTTCGATAGTTAGTGCAAAAGTACTAGACCCAGGCGAGCGTTATTATAATAGACCTACAATAGTATTAAGTAGCGGTGATGCTATACTCGAAGCTCAACTAGTTGATAATGCAAGACGTTATTTCAATGGATTGAGTAACTGTATTATTGAATATGCTAAGTTTAACAGCGGCGATGCTGATACAATTCTAAACAGATTTAAAAATATGACATTCAATACTATTGTTAAAGCAGGCGGATTTGTAAACAATAATCAAAACTTTATATTAGAAAGTAGCCAAGACAAAGGCAGAGTGTTTGTACCAGAAGAAAACTTTACCACTATATTGTTTAACAACAAGCCAGATACTGAATTCTTTTTTGGTGGTGTTATAGTAACTAAATCTGCTAACGGTTATACAATTAACGGTTATGATAATAGTTTAGGTTACTTTAGATATAATGCACCAGCAACTAACGGACCTAGTGCTAAAGTAACATTTAGTGGAACACTACAAGTAGATGTTAGAAGATACACAGACTTTGAAACTACTATTAGTCAATTGGACTATAACACAGAACTAAAAACAATACAAGAAGTTTATAACTTTATTAGTGGTTACGGAAACTATCTCAATGGATTAGGATTTACACAATCCTGGACCAGTGCATCAAGTAACTTTGGCAACTGGGCAACTGGATCAGCTACACAGTTTCCACTATATTTGATTCCAGATTCCACTACAGTTGTGGTTAAAGATAATAAAGACGGATACTTCGATAATTTAAACACAAGGTACGACGGTGTTTATAATATACTTGATAATTTAGGCAAGCAAATTAGTGCAACAGATATTGCAATTACTAGAACATCAATGTCGACAGATGAAGACACAATATTTGAAGTTAAAGATTCATCCAAAACTAATCTATACGGACTTAGATTATATAAATCACAAATTGAACATATATTTGTATTTGATAATATTACAAACTTTGATGATACAATTAGTTCTTCTGAGATTGGACAAATACATAAGCGTATACAATGGAGAGGCAGTAGAACTAAAGATTGGAATGGTAAATTATACAGTCCTGGATATATTGTTAATGGTAATTCTATACTTCCAAACTTTGATACTACAGCTAAGGAGGTAGATCAATACTTAGGTAGAACAAACACATTAAGCAATAAACAAATAAGTGATGTTGCTAGATTTAACAGTGGATATAACAAACCAAATTGGGCTAACACACTAGATTTAGATGAAGATAGTGTGTATGAGTTTGTCAAAGGAACATACAAATACAAAGGTACTCGTTATGCACTTGATGCATTTATGAGAAACACTGGACTGTTTGATGGAGATGCAACAGCTGACTTACACGAGATGTGGGCAGTCAGAATGGCTGATTTTGGAGATACTTTTAAAAGAAGATTAGCCGAGTTTCAAATAACACCTGAACTATTACAGACAGATCCTCAACCAGTTAGATTTACAAGTGGACAAAAGTATGATGTACTAAGTGATATTGTAATTGATATTGATGACACTAGTCCGCTAAATGTTAACAATCGAGTCTTTGAACGCTTTGCAAATAGAGAAGTAAAAACATATGATGATCAAAATCAAAACAGTGATTTTGAAAAAGACTTCATTAATGCTGGCTTTCCACTATTATCTGAAACTGACTACAGAACATTAAACAAAGAAGACTTTACATTATTTCCAACAGAAACAAAAGATGTATATGACTTTAGTGGTAACTGGAAGTTGTATAGTCAATGGGACAGTAGGACTAGTTATAAACAAGGAGATAAAGTAATCTATAAAGGCCGAGTTTGGAATATGGTAGATCCAGATGGAGCAAGTGGACTTACAAATGCAAGAAATCCGATAGAAATTCACGGCACAGTTACACTACCTGTTATCCCAACAACCGGACAAACATTGGTGATAGACGGCAATACTATTAGTCTAACAAAGAGTGCAGTTAGTGAAACACTAAATGTTATTACAATAGACGGTACTAGTAATATAAGAACTAGTGATGTTGTACTACATGACAGTACATTAATATTAGGACAATCAGCAACCTTAGCTTCAACTGTTACTTTTAGTAATGTTGTTATCGTAACAACGTTCAATGACATTGTAAAAACAGGTAATGTTATTAATCCAATTATTCAAGGCTCATCAACAGCAGCATTAACGATTGACGGAACTACTGTTAACTTTAACGACCCGTTGACTACAACTAATCCAATTACAGCTCAAGTAGCAATGGAGAACACATTTAACAGTAGTAGCTGGGTGCAAAATCAAAGTAGTATTTCATCATTGGCATCACAAAGAATTGGAAGGATTGAAGGATTAAGAGTGGCTTATATCGCAGCTAATACTTCTACAGCATGGACCCAATGGATACAAACTTATTTTGGAAACAATGCAGGACTTAATATTGATCATCTTAAAGCACTTATAGCCTTAGGTGGTAGTACACTACAAGCTGCACAGTTCATGTTAGACCAAGACTGCATTTTAATAAACAACTTACTAGGGACAAATTTTATTGGACAAAACGTTGGTGATGGCACAGAAACAATTAGTTCTGCTCAGCTAGACACTTGTCGAGGAAGACTAAATCAAGGTACATATACAGATGATATTGCAGCATATTTAAAAAATGCTTCGAATGCTACAACGGCATTTACCGTTAATACACAAGTGGCAACAGAGTCAACAACTGGTTTTAAAATATATTCGTTAACTGATATTATAGCTAAAATTACTGCAGCAGGCATTGCTAATATAACTGCAGGACAAAGCACAAATAGTCAACTGACAATCACTAAAACTACAAATGATAATTCAACTAGCTTTTCATTATCTATTAGTAGTGCAACAATGAATGCTACTGTAGGATTTAACACTGCAACTGAAACAATATCAGCTACTAGTTCTTTTGTAGAATTGAAACCTAATTTAAACCAACAGCAAGTGATTGATCAAATTAACCAAGCAGGAATAACAGGTATTACAGCTAGTGCATTAGGGAACTTAATTAGATTACAAAGTAATAATAGTAATTTTTATGTTGGTCCTGGCACTGCCAACAGTGTTATAGGATTAAACAGTGGTATAACACCAGCTAGTACAACTACTACAACAACTAGTGCAACACTTGGTATTACTGATATCTTAGAAAGCATTAACATAGCAACAATTAGCGGTGTGACAGCTACAAATAGTCAAAACAAAATACACATTTCAAGTACAAACTCAACACTGGTAATTGGAGCTGGTACTGCAAATTCAACAATAGGTTTAGTAGCACAAACTTATAGTGCTACAGAAGGCCCAGTGAGTAATGTATTTAATGCTATTGTTGGCAGTGACGGAAATCAAGTTTTTGTTGAAATGAACAATGATCCTAACTTGTTTAGTATTTGGGTTGCAGATAATAGTGAATTTGGAAACTATAATCTAGGACATGAAATTTATCAAACAATGGATTTTGGTATGTATACTAATAAAGTATGTACCGGTATTGTAAGTAGTGATGAAGCACAAATTGATGTTGTTAGACAAACCGGAAATGTACAAGCACATAACTTAGAAGTTGGAGACTATGTATTCATTAACGGCAGTAATTCAATTCCTAGCATTGATGGAATACATCAGGTCACAAGAGTAGATACAAATAATGTAGCAAGATTTTATATTGATGAATACATTGAAACTGAAGGCGATGCTGGTAACATTTATCCATTGAGAAAAATGAGATTTAGCACATACACTGCTATGGAAGCCGACAGACAAACAAAAGTAAATGGAGTTTACAAATATAATTTTGCAAGTGTTAGACAAGATAATGCACTTAATCCAATTTATACATTTGTAGATAATGATGGAAGTCAAAATCCTAGTAGTCAAGTTTATAAATGGGTAGGTACATGGGACGATATAAACGGCAATGTTGGTCAATGGCAAATAGTTCGTAGTGGTAATAGGCAAGCAAAAAATGATTTGGTTAGGAATGTTAAACTATATGATGCTGTTAAGCAAACAACTATTACTAGTTTAGAAACATATGATCCGGTTAAAGGTATTATATTTGGATTTATTGATAATGAGATAGATATTAAACTAACAAACGATGTTGCAAATTATAACTATAATACACTAGACGGGGAAATAGACAATCTTGATGCATGGACAGACAATTATATTGGAAAACGTTGGTGGGATTTAAGTCAAGCAGTTTACTTAGATTATGAACAAGGTACCATAGATTATATGCAAAACAACTGGGGTAAACTTTTTGACGGTGCAAGCATAGACATATATGAATGGACAAGATCCCCTGTGCTTCCAGAATCATGGAGTACTTTAGTTGATAGAGGAACAGTAGTAGACGGTAATACAGCCAGCGGCGAAGTATACTTTACTATTGTAAACGGCGAGGAAGTATATAATTGGACTGAACAGTCGTACTACAACAACCGTACAAAACAAACTGAAACATCATATTATTTCTGGGTTAAAAACAAAACAAACTTCAATGGTGTCAGACAGTACAATGTATTACAACTAAGTCAAATATTAACTGACCCCGGTGGATATAATTTAAGTTGGTGTGCTACAGCAGGTACTGATACATTATTGTTGTCAGGTATTAGCAGTTCAGTTACACCAAATACAGTTGCACAATTAGATGTTAATATAAGACTTGATGCTCTTGCAATGCAAGATTGGCTAATGCTTGCAGAATCAGACTCGCAAAGTATTATCCCTGAGTACTTGCATATTAAAGTACGTGATAGCTTGTGTGGATTTAACAAACACAGTATTACAAAATTATTTACAACATGGTCAGGTAGCACTTCGTATGCAGTAGATGCAGTAGTTAAAGATGGAGATAATTACTATATCAGTAGAGTTGATAGCAATCTTAATAATCAGCCTAGTACCGATAGTGATACATCACATTGGAATAGAGTTTATGACTTTGAAGAAGATAATAGTACAGAAGCTAATAATATTATCATAAGAAGAGACGAGCCTGTTCCTAACTTGAAGCTACATAAATTTAATAGATACGGGCATCAGATCAGACCAAGACAAAGTCTGTATAGAGATCTAGAAGAGGCTAGACAAAACTTTGTTTATACTGTAAACTCGTTGTTGAAAGAAGTAAACGTTATAGATGAAATGAATAACTGGGAAACTGCTTTCAGTCACGAATTTGTTGAAGGTACCGTAAATTATAAAGTAAGTGATTATGTGTCTCTTAAAGATTGGCACCTAGTAGAACGAGATGATGATAATAATGTTACATTTAGATTTAACCCTAATACTGTAGCCGACGTAGTATATGAAACAAAACAAGAATATTTAGACGCTGGTGATCCGGTAGAAGGAAGTTATGTATTGGTTAAAGATACATCTAGTTTATCAGGAATAGCTCGAAATGAAATGTATCATTTCACTGGAGGTACTGATAAGCTAGTATTCAAAGAAAGAGCAACAATAGAACTTAGTGAAGAATTATGGCTTAATCCAAAGTTTGGACACGGATATGATGCACAAGGATTTGACGTAACTCCTTTTGATAGTAGTAGTGAAATTGTTCTTAGCAAACTGTTTGATTTGATTAGAACGAAAATATTTATTGGTAAGCATCAGGTTAAGTATAACAAGTTATGGTTTAAAATGTTATTCACTGCACTATTACAAAATACAGCAGATGACTTTGCATTTAAAACAACCAACACACATCTTGCGATAAAACATCCATTACTATTGAATAAGAAAACATATAATCCATATACAATCGACCCTATCGAAGAGTTTGTTAATAGTGTAAAACCTTTCCATACAAAATTACTAAGCAGTATGGACAGTAATACATACGGCGAAGCGACAACTACGGAGATTGAGGAGCAAAGTAGAAACAGTCAAATTACTATGACGTATAAAGATCATAGCACTAGAACTTGGGAAGGTGATACAATACTAACAGGCGGCGACTTTACTAGCACACTTGCAAATGTAGATAGTTCATTGTTTACAACACAACAAGCAGATTTAGAATACGACTATAATGGAAACGTATTTCAGCAAACTGCACTAGAAGGCTGGGGCGAAGAGCTTGTACCAACAGACTATACAGAGAATATTGCAATAACAGTACAAACAAATGCTAGTGGTAGTACATATGATGCAGATACCAGAACATTTAGAATGATGCAATATCAACCAATGAATATACAAATTAATAATGCAATAGTTGATAGCAAAAAAACAACACTTTCAGCTAGCATTACTGCATCTTCAACTACAATCTCAGTTACTGATGCTACAACACTAGATAATCCAAATAACTTAGGTACTAATAGTTTAGTACCAGGAATTGCTTACATTGGAAACGAGAGAATTGAATATGAAGCAATAGATAGTAATAACTTGCTACATTGTAAAAGAGGAACGTTAGGAACAAGTGTATCTGCACATTCTGGAGGTTCTCAAATTATAAATGCAGGATTAAGCACCCGTATTCCAACACTAGAAAAATTCTCACATTATGGAGATGGATTACGGTTAGCATACAACGACAGCGGCACAAGCCTAAGTGCTGCAGGAATTTCACCAGAACATGCGTTCATTAGAAATGCAGGTCCGGGATCGATATAAATACTTTAAATTGGAAAGAACAATGAGCTTGGAAAAGATAGACACATCATTAATAGGGATAGAAG